AGCAGATACTGAACAGTTCCACAGAGTTGGATCCCTGTGGTTGCTGACCAGTCGTTCAGCAGATTGATCGCTATGTACCGATCTTGCTGAGTCTGAAGTGTCTTTATGTAGACACCTCTGACGAACCGACCATTAAAGAAGTCGGCCCCGCAAGACTCGCGAAACGGACCTTCAACGAAGGTCTTTTCTCTGTTAACGCTAAAACCTAATAGCCAGAGAAGGCGAAGTACCTTTGGGACAATATGAGTCCGGACGATAATATCGTCTCCGAAAACGGCAAAGTTACCAACCTTCTCAGTTACGGCCGTAGGGTTCCCGCGCTCGAGCCTTTGGTTCCTCTGTAGAGAGGTCCCATCGACTCGATAAGCAGAGTCAACAACAGCGGCGAAAATAAGAGTCTCTAGTGGGAACGTAAAACCGTTTCCCATGGTAGAGATCATATTAAGCCGGACGGTTCTCCCGTCAGGTAGTTTAGTGTTCGGAGTACGGAGGATATCAAGCCAATTGAAGAAATCCCTTGGCAAGATATCTTTAAGTACCCCTACACTAAGACTATCTGAAGCGGAAGATAGATCTATGGTAGCATAACTGCCATCAATAGATCCTTGCCGTGCTAACTCCCTATTGAACTCAGGTTGCGTTGTAAGGTCTAGTGAATAGACCTGACGAAGCCTGCGCTCAAGAACCTGTGCTAGGCCCAACTGAAAAAACATATTCAGATTCGGCTCAACACAGATCGTGCGGGAGATATCGTTGCGTTTCGGTACGAAGAGTAGCTTACTGTGCTTTACTAGTTCATAGGTGCCATGGACTTCCGCTCTATGCGCTTCAGCAATAGAGTGTAAGTAGGTGCCCATCGAACCAGCCCTGTACGTTTCGTACAGTAGACGAGAAGCAGTCGTCAGCTTGCAATCGAATAACTTCGTGTAGAAGTCGTTCTCAGGCGAGCCTAGACTGCTGCCCGGACCTACGCGCCCTCTGAAAAAGAGTTCACGTAGATTACCAACGAGTGAGTCGGTCCCTGTAAGATACCAGAATCTATCTATGGAAGCTTTTAGCTCCCCTAGAAGATGCTGGTCAAGCAGGGTTTCCGGCTGTCGCGGTGAG